CAACTCGCAGCCTCCCTCCCCCCGGAGCAGTTCGACCGCCTCGACCGCGCCGGGATCCTCAGTAAGACCCTCCGCCGCGATATGCAGGTGTTCGAGCGCTTCGCCGAAGCCGTCGACCGGGGCCTCTCCCGGATGGACGCCTACGCGGAGGTGTCGCGGACCCTCTACGTCAGCGAGGAGAACGCCAGGAAGATCATCCGCCGGATGTCCGAGGACCTCCCGGAGGCTGTGGGATAAAAATTTACCAACGATTTGTCCGGGGCTTTCGCTACCTTTGTCCCGGAAGTGATTACGATATAAACACATTTTCGCGAATTATGATTGAAATAGACGTACACGAAGTCATCGCCAACGAGGCCCACAAGTGGTGGTGGTGCTGGGACGACAAAGAGGGTGTGTTCAGCCTCGACGCCATCAAGAGCATCATCGAAGGGAACCCGGACGAGAACGACTTCCGCTTCAATATCCACTGCCCCGGCGGCGAGGTCGCCGAGGGTTTCGCTATCTACGACTACCTCCGCAGCAGCGGGAAGAACCTCTACACGAATATCGAGGGCGACTGCCACAGTATGGCCGTCACCCTCCTCCTCGTCGCCCCGCTCAACCAGCGGACCGCCGCCCCGAACTGCTCCGCCCTCATCCACCAGATCCGGAGCGGTGCCGGCGGAACGGCCGACGAGATCGAGCGCGAGGCCGAGGCGACACGCGCCCTGCAGGAGCGGATGCTCAATATCTACGCCGACCGGACCGGCCGCGACTACGCCGAGCTGGAGGCTATGATGAAGGAGGAGAAAATCCACTCCGCGCAGGAGCTCCTGGATTGGGGCTTCATCGGATCCATCAATACCTACAATACAAATCACAAAAACCCTAAAAATCAATCAGTTATGGGAAAAGCAAAGAATTTGAAGCAGACCGCGTCTGACTTCATCAACTCCATCATCAGCCTCGTCGGCGGGAAGCCCCAGGACGACGTGCGCCTGAACTACGAGTTCACCGGTGAGGACGGCACTGTCCTTTTCACCACCGAGGAGGAGGACGACACCCTCGTGGCCGGTGAGACCAAGGCCTCCCCTGACGGAACCTTCAAGATTGCCGACGGCCGTACCGTCACCATCGAAGGAGGTATCGTTACCGAAATCAAGGAAGCCGAAACCCCCGCCCCGGAGGAACAGCCCGCCGAGGAGCCGGAGAACCAGGACGACCTGCAGGCCCAGCTTGACGCCGCCAATGCCCGCAACGCGGAGCTGGAGGCGAAGCTCGTCGAGGCCGCCGGCATCATCAAGGACCTCCGCGCGAACATCAAGAGCGAGGCCAAGACCCCGAAACGCCAGAACAACGTCAGCGGCAAGCCCGTCGACAACGCCCCCAAGACCGCGGCCGACTACAAGGACGCCATCAAGGGTGCCCGTGGCGCGAAGAAAACCGAATAATCATTTAATTTTCAACGAGCTATGTCACGCAAATTAAACCTCTCCACCTTCAATTTCAGCGAGGAGCAGATCCGTGCCATCAACGAGATCATCTTCGAGGACCTCAGCAACGCCCCCGAGCTCGCCGCTATCCACTCCTTCTGGACCGGTATCGAGTACAAGAAGGAAATCGGCTTCATCAACGGCCACGGCCTGGTCGGTAAGAAGAAGCAGGGCTGCAACCCGAACGTCCACGACTGGAACATCAACACCCGCAAGGTCACCTGGGATCCTCAGGGATGGGAAGTGTACCTCGACGAGTGCGCCGACGACCTGAACGACACCGCAGCGGTGTACTGCCGTGAGAAGGGTGTCAAGATCGACGACCTCACCGACACCGATTACATGGAGATTGTCATCCGTGTCCTCGAGATCGCCATCAAGGAGGCCCTCATCCGCTTCGTCTGGTTCGGCGACAAGAACGCGGCCAACTACCACGTCAGCAACCTCCCGAAGGCTGCCGCCACCGAGCAGACCGCCGGCAGCGCCCTCGTCGGCACTGTCTACCTGGCCGTCACCTCCAGCACCGCAGGTGCCGTGAAGTGCGCCCTCGCCAACGGCACTGTCATCTACCTCGCCGGCACCGCCTCAACGGGCAACGCCGAGAGCGGTAAGACCTACTACAGCAAGGACACCGTGAACACCGTGGCCGTCGTCGACGGAGGCCTCATCACCCCCGGCCTCGACCCGACCTATTTCGATGTCATCGACGGCTTGTTCAAGCAGCTCGAGGCTGCCGTCACCGGCGGAGCGAAGACCGTCACCATCGCCGCCAACAGCGAGGCATCGAAGGCCGCGCAGCTGTCCGCCCTCACTCCGGACGCAGCCTACGCCGCCCTCTCCGCCGCCTACTTCAAGCTCGACCCGAAGGTCCGCAACGCCAGCAACAAGCTCGGTGACACCGGCAGCAACCCCAAGGTGCGCTTCCTCGTCACCCAGACCATCGCCGACGCCTACCAGCAGTACCTCATCGGGAAGAACCTCGAGAGCACCTACCACAACCTCGTGGACGGGGTCAAGGCCCTCTCCATCTTCGGTGTGGATGTCATCCCGATGCCCGTCTGGGACGAGATGATCCAGGGCTATTTCGACAACGGCACGACCTACTACAAGCCCCACCGCATTGTCCTCGCCGAGCAGGAGAACCTCGCCGTCGGCCTTCCTTCCGACGAAGTCCTCACCGAGGTCGACGTCTGGTACGAGAAGAAGGAGCGCGTCAACTATATGCGCGCCACCGACCAGATCGACGCGAAGCTCCTGAACGACAAGCGCATCGTCTACGGTCAGTAGCAGTCACCCCTCCGGGCGGGGTTCCGGCCCCGCCCTTTATTCTTCACCCAAAAACGATTACGCGAAATGAAAACCTGTGCAAAAATAGCATCCAGCCTCGTCCTCGCCGCCTGCGTCAGTGCAGCCGTCGGCCTGGAATCGAGCATCTATATCGTCAACTTTGACGACATCGATCGCGCCAGCAGCACGGTCACCGGCAACGTCGTCAGCTCCATCGTCCTGAACACCGGCGCGCACGGCTATAAGTACGAGAGCGCGAAGAACGCCATCGAGGCGAACTCGCCTCTGAACAAGGGGACGTACCTCAACCGCTTCGACCACAACATCGTTTTCCGTGTCTTCAGCAAGACGCAGAGCATCAAGGATGAGCTGGGTAAGCTCGCCCAGGCCCGCGTCGTGGTGATCGTCGAGAACCTCAACAGCGGCTCCGACGAAACCCACTTCGAGGTGTACGGCTGGGATGCCGGCCTCGAGATGACCGACTTCCAGGCGGCCACCACGGACAGCGACGGCGTCGTAGCGACGGTCACCCTCAACAGCGGCGACAATGCCAAGGAGAGCGACCTGCCGAAGTCCTTCTACAGCACCTCCCTCGCGACCACCCGCGCCGCCCTGGAGGCCCTGCTTCCCACTCCCGCTTCAAGTTCATCCTCTGAATCGAACGGATAATGACACTCGAAGAATTCAAAACAACCTTCGCCGGCACCTCCATCAGTGAGGTGCTGTCGCTGGTTGAAGGCAATCCGGAGTTCCGCGCGAACCTCGAGGCCCTCTATGTCGAGACCTTCCACAAGGCTCTCAACCGGGGGTGCCCGAACTGCTGGTTCGACGCCTACGTCCTCCTGATGAAGACCGACACTCAAAAAATTATCACCATGAAAGAACGTCAGTTTGAACTCAAGGCCGGCGCGCTCCTCATCGACCTCCAGGGCCGTGATGATAGCAAGACCGCCAGCCACCATAACCTCACGGATGAGCTCGCCCTCTTCCACCTCTCCCGTAACCCCGGCTACGCGAACCTTTTCGCGAAGCTCCCGGAGGACTGGGAGGTGCAGGCGGCGGAGTTCGGTGCCCGTGAACTGCGCGAGGCCGAGAAAGCCGCTGTGGCGGCCGATAAGGCTCCCGCCGGTAGTGGTGCCCCAAGCGGTGACGAAAACGCCGCCAGCGCCCCGAAAACCCCCGCAGAATTGAAAGCCGCGGCCATTGCCGCAGCCGAGGATGCCTTGAAGAAGGCGAAGAACTACCTCAAGGGGATTGAAACGCAGCTCGCGAAGGCCCGTGTCGCGGATCCCGTCGACGCGGAGAAAGTAGCGAAGCTGGAAGCCCGCCAGGCGAAAGCCGCCGAGGGTGTGGTGAAGGCCAACACCGCCCTCGAGCAGGCGAACGCCCTCCCGGACGAATAGGCGGCGCACACGCCATCAACCGACACACGGGACCGGCAACCGGGCAGAGTAACCGCCGGAGCCGGTCCCTTCAATTTTACCCAAGACGCAGACAATGAAACCCAGCAAGATAAAAACCGAGCGCCGGCTCGACACGACGAACAATAAGGCCCTCGAGGTGCAGACCTTCGGGGAGGCGAACGACTATCCGCAGGTCGTCGCGGAGATCGTCGCGGCCTCCATCACCGGAGCCTCCTGCCAGGACGTCTACCGGAAGTTCATCGCCGGCCGCGGCTTCGCCCAGGCGGTCTTCCTCAAGGCGGTCGTCAACGGGGAGGGGCAGACGGCCAACGACGTCCTCAACGACGTCGCGGACGACCTCAGCCACTTCGGCGGCTTCGCCCTCCACGTCAACTACAACGCCGCCTACCGGATAACCTCCGTCCACGCCTTCCCCTTCGAGACACTCCGCTTCGAGCAGCTCGACAAGGACGGCCGCTTCGAGCGCCTCCGCTACCACCCCGACTGGGGGAAACGGAACACCGCACGCCGGCAGTTCAATATCAAGGACGCGGTCTGGTATGACTTCTTCGACCCGGATCCGGACACCATCGCCCGCCAGGTGGCGGAGGCTGGTGGCTGGAACGGCTACCGGGGCCAGATCCTCTATTGGAGCCGCGCCGGGGAGCGCGTCTATCCGACACCAATCTACGCCGCAGCCCTCGTCCCGATGTCAACGGAATCGGGGCTCGGAAACGTCGCCTACCGCAACGTCCGTAACAACTTCCTCCCCTCCGGGATGATCCTCGACCACGATAACACCGCGGAGAGCGAAGGGCAGGAGGAGGAAGTGAAGAAGGAGGTGCGGGAGTTCCAGGGCGACGAGAATGCCGGGAAGCTCCTCTATATCAACGTCCGCGACGGAGCCACCGCCCCGGAGTTCGTCCCGTTCGAGGCGAAGTCCTACGACAAGGAGTTCGACAAGACGGAGGACATCGTCCCGGATAAGATCGGCCGGGCCTTCAACCAGCCCCCGATCCTCCGCGCGAAGGATGTCGGCGGGAACTTCGGCCAGGACACGATGAAGAACGCCTACAACTACTACAACTCCATCACGGAGACGGAGCGGGAGGTGGTGTCGGGTGTCTTCGCCCGCATCTTCGGCCTCTGGGCCGAGGAGGGCATCAACCCCGACAACGACTACTCCATCCTCCCGAAGGTCTACCAGGTGAACGTCACCCTCGCCGAACGCCTCGGGGATAACAGCACCGAGAAGGTCCTGGAGGTCCTGAAGGACGGCTCACTCGACCGCGGGGCGAAGGAGGCGACACTCAAGTACGTCTACGGCCTCGAAGATGATGAGGCCGGCCGCCTCCTGGACGCCTACGCCAATGTCAAACCCAGCACAACCACGCCGCCCGAAGGAGGGGCTCCGACGATATGATAATCAACGCCGAGACGATACGCCGCTACCGGCCTATCGCGAAGAACATCCAGGACGAGCACATCGCCGTCTATATCGAGGAGGCGGAGAAGATTGACATCCTCCCCGCCATCGGTGCGGACCTCTACCGGAAATTCGTCAACCTCGGCTCCGTGTCCGTCCGCCCGAAGGACACACGGCCGGCCGGGGACCTGACCGTCCCGGTGGCAGCCGACGCGGAGCAGAAACCCACCGCCTCCGCGCAGGTCTTCACCGGCTCCGAGGGCGAGCTCCCGCAGGACGAGTGGCTCCTCCTCAACGGGGGCTACTATGACGCCAGCGGCTGCGGCCGGGAGGATACCTACTTCGCCGGCATTAAGGCCGCCCTTGCCTATTTCGCCTACGCACGTTTCCTCCGGAACCACTCCCTCAACGCCACACCCTTCGGGATTGTCGTGAAGGAAGGTGACGGGAGCAGCCCGGCCAGCAGTGCGGCCATCAATGCCGCCGCCGCGTCCGCGGAGAAGGTCGGCCGGGAGTACCTGGCCGGCAGTATGGCCTTCTGGAAGACCGTCCACAAAGAGGCCCCGAAGCGCCCCGGCCCCCGGAAGCGCTTCCTCGCAATAGGAGATTAACAACAAATCAATACCCACATCAACTATGTCACAGGAAACCATCAACATCAACGGCAGGAACTTCCCTGCCGACTTCGAGAGGATCGCAGCCGTGAAAGGTAACGACAAGATCCTCATCTGGGACAGCTCGACCGGGCTCGTGATGTTCGCCACACCCTCGCAGATTAACGCGAAGTTCGACCAGCTCGTAGCGGATATCGCCACGGCTGTCGCCGCCGCAGCGGCCGCAGAAGCTGCGGAGCAGGGGGTTTCGGCAGCCTGCGCCCAGGCGGTGGCCGACGCGACCGCAGCGGCCGCACAAAGCGCCGCAGACGCCCTCGGTTATAAGAACGCAGCGAGCGGGAAGGCCGAGGAAGCGGCCGGGAGTGCCGGCACGGCCAGCAGCAAAGCCAACGAGGCCTCCGGGCACGCGAGCGACGCCCTCGGCTACAAGAACGCCGCGGCGGAATCAGCTGCAGCAGCGGCGAGCGCAGCGGAAACGAAGGTCGCGGCCTTCCGGATCCTCCTCGAGAACGGCACGGTCATCCCGGCCCTCGCGGTGAACCTCCAGAGCTGGGACGAGCGCAGCAGCCTCTCCGTCCAGGAGACGTTCACGAACGCCGTCAGGACCGCCGCCGGCGATCAGTCAATCCTCTCCGGTGAATCCGCCGCCCTGGTGAGCATCGCGGCCAAGAGCCCGCAGTTCTCCGCCAGCGCCTTCCGCGCCACCGGGTTCAACCTCCTCCACAACGCCACCGCGGTCGGTACCGGCTACTATTTCCCCGTCCCGGCCCTGCCCTTCGGCACCTACGGGACCGCGACGAAGCCGAACGGCCTCCTCTTTACCGACAACAACGGCGGGAACCTCACCCCGACGGTGCGGTTCAAGGCCCGCTCGGCCGGTGTCCCGACGACCATCAACGACGGCGACGCCTGCCCGTACACCGACAGCAACGGCAAGCGCTTCTACAACCCCGCCGGGGAGGGGTACATCATCGTGTCTGGTATCACCTTCGCGAACACCTGCGCGCACGTCGCCTGGAGCCGCCGGTATGACGAGTTTATCAGCCCGACCGAGGCCTCGGATGCAGGCAGCAGCATATCGCTGACCTCCCTCATCGCGGCCGTCCACAGCTACGGCCAGCTCCTCTCCGTCGGCGGATCCAACGACCGCATCGACTTCACCGCGACGAAGGCCGTCTGGCACCGCCGCTGCGAGCGCACCCAGCCGACCTGGGCGACGACGCAGAACGAGGACGGGACCTACACCCACACCGCAACCATCGCGACGATGAAGCCGGACGGCGCAGCCACCCTCGACGGGTCGGCCCTCTCCGTCAACGGCACGGTCGTCAGTTACTCCGACAGCAGCTCGTCGGCCAGCAGCTCGTATGTCTACTTCGAGCTCGCGACGGAGGCCACGGGGAACGTCACCATATCCCCCTCCTTCTCCATCGAGGACTGGGGCCTGGAGTACCTCGAAGGCGCTGTCGGCGAGGCGTACATCACCGCGAAGTACGCGCAGGGCTACCCGGACAGCCTGGCCGCCCTCGTGGCCGGCGGGCTGGACGTCTTCTCCGGCGCCATCGCACACCTCATCGCCTCCCTGGAGGGCCGCATCGCCTCCCTGGAGAAGCAGCTGTCCGAAGGTATCGGACGACTGATTGTCGAGAAGCTCGAGGTCCGCAGCCGCCTCGACGACTACTCCACGGAGGGGAACGCCAACGCACACGGTGCCGGCGCTCCGAACTTCATCCCCGACAAGATCGGGCAGAGGTATTTCGACGACACGAACAAGGTCTGGTACACCTCCACGGGGGTGACCTCCGCCTCGCAGTGGAAACTTGACACGAACGCATAAACACGCATATCACTATGGCAAAGTACATCAAGAATTACGGCACACTTGCCGAATACAACGCCGACGGAAGCCGCCCCAGCGACGGCTCCGTCGCCTCCGTTGCGGGTTCCGCCGCCGTCATCGACGGGGTGAACGTCATCAAGCCCTCGCGGGACTTCCTGCCCGGTGACGCGGTCCTCTTTGACCGCCTCGCGGGCCGTCGTGTCCTCGTCCACCGCGGGACCCTCGTGAAGAGCCTCCTCGACACCGGCCGTTACCTCAACTGCAACGCCACGGTCGTCGGGGCTATCTTCGGGAAGGTCGTCACCATCGACGACAACCGCCTCGCCGCGAAACCCTTCGCCGCCCCGGACGAGTGGACGATATCCGGCATCAATGTCGCCGCGGCAGGATCCTTCACGATCGTCGTGAAGTACTACTCCGCCGCAGCGGATTACACGAAGACCATCACGGCCACTTGGGCCGCCGGCGGGAGCATCGACGATATCGTCGCGGCCATCAACGCGACCTCCGGCTTCAGCAGCTACTGCAAGGCCTACAAGGTCAACGCCACGTCCCTCTATATCACCGTCAGCGGGTATAGCACCTCTATGGGTATCACCCTCTCCGAGGGCGATGTCACCCTGGAGCGCACCTATTGGGGCTACCAGACGCGCTACTACGACGGCGGCAGGTACACGACGCAAATCGAGCGCAATAACGGGACGGTCACCAGCTCGGCCTTCGCCTCCTTCCCGCGCTTCTACACCTACTACTCCGCCAACGGCGTGCAGGTTGCCTCGACTATCGGCGGCGACACGGTCCGCAAGACCGCGTTCACGGAGGAGGTCAACCCCGACCTCTATGCCGCGTATAACGGGGACTACGACGCCTATATGGCCGCGCAGTTCGACGCCATTAAGGCGAAGTTCCCCTGCAACCGCTACGCCATCAAGGACTTCGCCTTCGGCGAGAACGTCCTCGCCCTGGTGTCCCATATCAACCCCCTCGGGGATATCGTCTGGGACTTCCCGAACGCCCGCGATGCCTACGAGAACGGCGTCACCCTCGAGGGCTTCGAGACCGGCTTCGAGCCGGGGAAGGCGACGAACGGCGGCCTCGCCGAGGCCTACCTCCTCTACTCGCAGGTGGAGAACGGCAACACGGATCCCATCAATAAGACCATCGTCGCGAACGGCGGAACGGCGGCCGACCACGGCACGACAATCCGCCTGGCGTTTCAGTCGAGCTCCAACAGTGCCTGGTTCTTCTACGGCAGCACTGGCTCTTTGA